TTTTTCCTTTAATAAAATTATTTTCAATCAAAATATTCATATTTGGTAAAGTAGATTCTGGTGTAACAGTAGCCTCAGTTGGTAATGCTCCTCCTTCTCCTGCTGGTACTTCGGTTGGTTCACTAAATGACTCACCACCTGCCGGAGGAGGTGTAAATCCTCCCAATTCTTCACCACCATCCGGTGTTGTTTCAGCTCCCGCAGTTGGAGTAGAACCTGAAGTATTTCCATATAATTTATCAATATTATCAAATATACCTGTTTTAGTAATAACAGTAGGTGTTGCCTTAAGTTCTTCACCAACCGCTCTTTCAATTCTTTGTTGTTGTAAATCCAATCTGATTTCTTCATCAGAGAATCCAAATATATGTTTCTTAGCCCAAGTTGAAGATACTGGTTGAATACCATTTCCAGGGTCTGAAACTAAATCTTTGTATAATAAAACCTTTTCTTTCCAAACATCAATTTTCAATAAATCTGCTTGTGTTGATGGGTTAGTTAAACCTAATGTAAAGTTTTGTAATTCATCTTCAAATCCAAGTAAAAATAAATGCACAATGGCAATTTTATTTAATTCTTGAATCATACTCTTTTGAATTCTATTAATTGTACGAGCAAAACGGATATCTTGTAAAGATAAGTTTTTACCATCACCAACAACTTCTTCAAATCCTAAAAATGCTTTAGGAACACGAAGTGCTGTTAATAATTTCTTTTGAATATATTCAATATCGGCAATCTCTGATAAGTTAGTTGCTCCAGGTAAAGTTTCAATAGGACTTGGTGCTGAAGGGTCACGAACAGGGACAAAATAATCTTGGTCAACCGCCATTTGATTAAATCTCATATCCACGTTACCAGTCTTACTATCAACAACTTGTTCTCTTTTAAATTTGTTGGCAACACGTTGTACATATGCTTCAACATCATCGTCGTTCATATTTCCAACAAATACTTTAAAGATTCTTCTTTCAGGTGCTCTTGAAGTTCTATAGATTAACATTGCATCTTCAGATAACAATAACTGTTTCCAAATACGTCTTGCTTTTTCCAACATAGAAGTACCATAAGGAAGTTTTCTGTCATCACCCAATAATCTAAAGTGAGCAATCTCCCAAGATTGGAATTCCATATTTTTGTTCTTCCAAGTAAAATGTAGGGCTTTCTTATCTTTGTCTAATTCTTTTGTAATATCAACAGATATCTTTGCCGTTACCCCAACCTCATGACGTTCAATTTCAATCGTAGGTAATTGTTGTACGCCAACAACACCTTTTTCAGGGTCTAATTTTAAGTAAACAAAATTATCACCATACTTACAAGTGTTTCTTGTCCACATAGGTAAGTTGGTGTTAATATCTAATGAGTTATTAAATAAATCGGCTAATACCGATTTAATTCTTTTTGACTCAGAATAAATTTGAAGAATAAAACCATCTTCATTTGTGGTTGTAGATTCTTCGGCATAGATGTCAAGAGCGGCAGAAATTTCAGGAGTATATTCCATCGATTCATAATCATACTGAGATGATAATCTTGATGGTTCATAATAAATTGCTTGAGAATATAAGTTGTTTTCAACTTTGGCCCATTGATTTGTTAGATAAAAAGTTTGTTGCGCTTGTAATTTTTCCCTTTCAAAATCATCACGATTTTGAGTACGTAAAAGTTCTTGCTTATCAAACTTAAATGTGGGGTAGTCTTGTTTTAATAATGAGTTTGGTCCAAATGTTTTAGAAAGTCTTTGCCAAACGGTTAAATTATTTTCACTCATAAATCAATTTTACTTATTATCCTAATAATATAAATAGTTATCTGCCACCAAATAACCATCCATATTTTTGATAATCGGCTTTGGTTGCACCTTGATTCATCATCTGACCATCTCTACCCATTTGAGGTACCATCGGATTAAAAAACTCTGAAGAATTTTTATTTTCTGTCATTGTTGTTGCCCAAGAATTAAGCATTGCTTTTGTATGGTTTGTAACCTTTTCGATTGATTGAAATGATTTCTCGGCAACATACATCGCCATCGCGATTGACATAATACAATCATCGTGATGACCTTTTTGATGGTCAGGTCTTCCGTTAATATAAACAAAAGTATTCATCTCATTGTATAACCTACTTGAACGAACTTTAAATCCGTGTCTAAGGTTTTCCTCATAAGCGGCAATAATTTGAACCCTTTTATTGTTAAAATTAATACCAGGAATTTTTTCATTTATTTTTGGGTCCCATTTCCATTTATTTGATGTATCCACGTTATCAACATACAAACCAGATTGGTATCCCATCTCTTGTAATTTCCTTGCTGTTGAGACCCCCATACCTCCCGTTAAATCGACAACGCAATACGCGTTGTACATAGTTCCCCATTTGTAGGCAACTTCCGCCAGAACGTCAGGTGGGATTTTTCCAACATATTCCAAAACTTGTTCTCGAATATCAAAATCTATAATTTGAATACAAGAAAAATCCTCGGAATCTCCTCTTGAAACATCGACACCCATAACATACTTATGACCATTTTCAGGTTCTTTAAAAATCCACAATCCACCACCCATCATTTTTGCTTGGGGGTCAGAAAGTTGATTTTTAGATATATTTTGCATTAAGTCAGAATCAAATACGTTATCACCTGAACCTAAGAAATTACACTCCAATTCCTGAGCAACTTTTCTTCGGTCAAATTTTAACTTCTTAACCATACCCTCAAACCAAGACGAACAAGGTTTATACCCCTGCTCAATATAGTCAGTAACTATCGAATGGTCTCTTTCATATGGATTTGGCATTGATAAATCAATAACAACTTCATCAAGTTTATATTCTTCTCTGTTAAGTAAGAAGTGAACTAAATCATTTGTTTTAACCATATACAAATCTTTTGTATATCTTGGGTCACGATACCAAAACATCTCAGATATTTTGAAATCATTCATACCTCTTAAAGATTGGTCGTAGATTTCATAGTAAATTGGGTCATATCCGTTTGGTGTTGAAACCACAATAACCTTACCACCCGTAGATAGGGATGCCATACAAGCCGCCCAAAAATCACCATCGGCTTCAATATACGCAGCCTCGTCAAATATTAATATAGTTGGGGTATAACCACGAAGAGCATCCTTAGATGTTGCAACGGCTTTAACCTCACAATTATTATTTAATTTAAAATGTCTTGCAGCATTTTTTTCAGGTGAAAAACCAATACCAACCCAAGCCGGCCATTGTTCTGTAAATCCTCTAATTTTATTTGCCATTTCCACGGCAGTATCCAACTTATTGGCGATGATTAGAACTTTTTCTGGTTTATTTTTTTGGGCAAAAGATATCTTTTTTGATGCCCATGCGGCTGTAACAGTTGACACACCTGCCTGACGATACTTTAACGCAACATTTTCATTATATTTGTCGTAATCGTCAATTAAACTTACTTGGTCAGGAAAAAGGTCTAAGGGGACATACTTAGAAACAGTATTGTCGTATGTTTGTAAATAAGTACGAAGTGCGTAAGGAGTATTCCTCATACACTTCGTAAGTTCTATTATTAATTGTTCTTTAGTCACAAATAAATTGATTAAGGTCTCTCGATACCTAAACCACGTAAAAAGTCATCCAAGTCATCGTCATCATTTTCATTACCCACTTCAGGAGTTTCTTCTTTATAATCGTCAAACTCTTGTTTCATTTTTTTAGCTTCTCTCATAATTTCTTCGAATTTTCGAGTTGCCATTTTAACTTTGGAATTATCATCAGATATTGCATTTCCAATAATATCTAAAAACTCTTTAGCTTCAATTTGGTATAATAATATGTGAAACCAGTTTATTAGTCCTTTATTCGCATCACTATACATTTCATTAGGTAAAGCGAATCTAAGTTTTTCTACAATCTCAGGACCTATTCTTAATTGCATTGGTTCGTTAGATAATGTATCAGTTTGTTGTTGTACTTTTTGTCTCAATCCCGGTTCTTTTGGAAGTCCGTGTCTACCTTTTGCCTCTTCTAATCCTTTAGTAATTTCGTGACAAAGAATAGGGAAAATTAATCCTGTTGCAATAATTTTAGTGTCTGATTGTGACTCACCTTCTTCTCCATCTTCATCGGCATCCGCCAATTCTACTTTACCCGCAATACCTTGACCTGTTTGACTCATCATTTCAATCATTTGTTCCTGACTGAAATATAAAAAATCATTGATTGCCATAATACCCAAATAATCTTTATAAAGAGATGGGTTAATTGCGTCTAATCTTGCTTTAACTTCTGGTTTTTGAAAAATATAATGTCCTTTTTTAGCCGCTCCTTGAATAAGTGCATTAATTATATTTCTTTTATGTTTTTCTAATTCTAAAATTTCTTCATCGGTCAAATCTTCAATATCAAATGATGGAAATTCTAATTCATCTTTTTCTTCCTTTTCTTCTTCCTCATCATCTTCAGGTTTCATTCTAAAGTTATCAGCATTTGGCATACCTAAATTAGCTTCAATTTGATACCAATCTGCTGGAACTTCCGCCTCATCAAGTGATGCTTCTTTTGCCAATTCAATTAATTCCTCTCTATTAGCCGACTCAATTCTCATAATGTTAGGAATTTTTCTCATCATTTCTTGAAAAACCATTCCTTGAACTTGTTCAGAACTAAGGTTTTGAATACCCGTAACATCTCTTAATTTATCAGCAACTTTTTGAAATCTTTGACTAACTAATCTTTCTACATCTTTAACCCCTTTTTTCATTGCAGGATTTTTAGAATAAAGTCCTTCAGGACTACCCAATTTTCTTTCTAAATTCGGGTCCATTCTTTCGGGTGTATTCCCGTAATCTATTTGTTCATTAAATTTCTTTGCCATCTTATTTTTTTAACATATTTAAAATTACGTCAATAATTTCTTCTTTAGCTGCTTCAGGTGAAATCTTTCTAGCTTTTGGTGATGGATTTTCTCCTGGATTTGGGTTCTGACCTGGATGACTAGGCTTTGATGGCTTAGTTGTAGGTTTTGTTGTTGGTTTAGTTGTAGGTTTTGTTGGAGCTACCGCAGGTTCCGCTTCCATAATATAATTCATTAAATCACCTTTAGTAATCTTTGGTGGCATATGTTTTTCAACGATTCTTATAATTTCGTTCTCCAAAAACAAAGATACAGGATTTTTTCCTTCTTTCAATTGTTTTTTTACTTCTCTAACACATCTTTCCCATTTTCTTGATTTTTTAGGACCTACTTGTGAATGACAAATAGCCCAAGGATTTGGACCATCTTTCTTTTCTTCAAACATTCCCATACCGTCTGTTTCATTACCAAATCCATCATCAGATGAAGGACCTACTTGATGCGCATCTTGAGTTTCAGTTTCTTTGTTTGGGTCAACAGTAACTTCTTCTTCCTCTTCAAGTTCTTTTTCATAAACTTGAAATGGTTTTTTTTCACTTTTTAACTTACTAATTGTTGTAGCATCTGTTTTTGATACCA